CATGATTTTCCAACGCTACATTACTGGTCCAACCAACATAACTGGTTATTCAAACACCAACCTTGTTTTCACCAGCGGTGACACATTCACAATCAGTGCCACTGAAAGCGGTAGTGCTACATTGAACACAGCTACAGCCACTATGGGCGGTACCACTGTGGAAGCGTTTATTTCCGCGGTCAGTGCTGCAGCAGTTCCTTATGTAAGTGCTACTGTCAACAGCTCAGGCTACGTGGTATTCACACACAGCCAAGGTGGAGACATACAGCTCACTGATTCAGCTGGTGACAGCGCAGTCGGCGATGCTGGTTTTGCCCTAAATCAAAGTATTGTGGGCTTGACTGCACTCAACGTAACAGATACTGATACCCTGGTACTCAGCAACTGGGTAAGTTATCCAACATTCAGCTACACCAGCAGCGATACTGCTCCTGATCAAGATCCTGATACAGGTACCTACTGGTACTACAGCGATGCCACACAAGTGGACATCATGATCCAGGACAACGGACAATGGCAAGGTTATCAGAACGTGACCAACGATATCCGTGGATACAATCTCAGCCAAACTAATGCTAGTGGTCCTATCATCAGTGTCACAGCACCGACCACACAAAACGACACAGCAACAAGTCCGTTAGTTGATGGAGATCTCTGGATCGATGTCAGCAACCTTGAACTTTATCCTGTGATCAATCGTTGGGAAACAATAGACGGAACTGGACAATGGGTACAGATTGACAACAGCAATCAGACCACACAAAGTGGTGTGCTGTTTGATGATGCTAGGTGGGCACCAAACGGTACTACAGATCCTGTAGCCGATGCATTGCCTACTATCATCAGTTTGTTGACCAGCAACTACCTGGATCCAGATGCACCAGATCCAGCACTTTATCCTGAAGGTATCCTGTTGTTTAACACACGACGCAGCGGCTTCAATGTCAAGACCTTCCAAAGCAATTATTTCAACACTACTGATTATCCAGCTTATGCTTGGTCGAGCTCGACTGCCTACAGCATTGGCGACTTGGTAACTTATAGCAGTGTGGAATACATCTGTTTGACTGCTAACACAAATCAAACACCTGGAACAAATGCTTATTGGACCCCAATCACTGTTACAAACACATGGTTAACAGCCAGTGGCAACAGAGCAGATGGCAGTCCATACATGGGACGACAGGCACAACGATCAATCATTGTTCAAGCATTACGTGCCGGTATTGACAGCAACACTACCATTAGAGAAGAACAGAATCAGTTCAACTTGTTGGCATGTCCACAGTACCCAGAACTAGCACCAAACTTGGCTGTACTCAATGCCGATCGCGGAGAAACTGGTTTTGTAGTGGTAGATACTCCGCTACGATTGACACCAGACGAAGTTGTTGCTTGGGCCACAGACAATACTGGATTAGGGTTTATCACAGGTGATGGAAATCTTGATGCCGGCGATCCTTATGCAGGCGCATTTTATCCCAGCTGTACTACTAATGACCTTAGTGGAAATCTAGTAGTGACTGCACCAAGTCACATGATGTTGCGCACGATTATCCGCAGTGACGAAGTGGCTTTTCCATGGTTGGCACCTGCTGGTACACGCCGTGGAGTGGTTGACAATGCCACACAGATCGGTTACTTGAATGCACAGACTGGTGAATTTATTGCATTGGGTGTGAACCAGGGCCTACGTGATGTTCTATATCAGAACAACATCAATCCGCTTACATTCTTGCCTGGTGTAGGTATAACCAACTTTGGTAATCATACTCTACAAGGTACAACTACCGCGCTTGATCGTATCAACGTGGCTCGGCTGGTAGCGTTCTTGCGTGCCAGATTGAGTGCTATTGCCAAGACCTATCTGTTTGAACCAAACGACACTATCACTCGCAATCAGATCACCAATTCTATCACTAACTTGATGATTGACTTGGTGGCCAAACGTGGTATCTATGACTACTTGGTTGTGTGCGATCTTTCAAACAACACACCGGCCCGTATTGATGCCAACGAACTGTATGTTGATATCGCTATTGAGCCAGTCAAGGCCGTGGAGTTCATTTACATACCGGTACGTATCCAGAACACAGGAACAATCCAGGCACAGGCATTGGCATAATGCAACGGGGCAAATGGCTAAAATTTGTCCCGGCTCACTGCCATAAATAACAGTATAACAGGAGATTAAACGAAAATGGCTACATCATCATTAACAAAAATGACCGTACCGTTGGCCAGCGATCAAAGCAGCTCAACGCAGGGTTTATTAATGCCCAAACTGAAGTATCGCTTTAGAGTGAGCTTTCAGAATTTTGGAGTATCAAGCCCGGTAACTGAATTGACCAAACAGGTAGTGGATTTTACTCGGCCAAATGTGACCTTTGAGGATATCAGTCTTCCTATTTACAACAGTACAATTAAATTGGCCGGCAAGTATAGCTGGACCGATCTCACTTGCAACCTACGTGATGATGCTGGCGGAAATGTCAGCAAGTTGGTTGGCGAGCAATTACAGAAACAGTTGGACTTTGCTGAAATGAGTTCAGCCAGTGCCGGTATCGACTACAAGTTTACCACAGTGTTTGAAGTGCTCGACGGCGGCAATGGTAACAATGCTCCAGTTGCACTTGAAACTTGGGAAATTTACGGTTGCTTCTTGCAAGGTGTCAACTACGGCGACATGAACTATGGTGAAAATGGAGCTATGCAAATTGCTTTGACCATTAGATTTGACAATGCCTTGCAAAACCCAGCTGGTGGTGGCGGTGGTGGTGTTGGACTTGCAGTTGGCCGAACTTTGGGTGATGTTGCGACCGGTGTTGGTGTAGCACAATAATCCAGGACTGCGATGAATCTTAGCTCGTTTGGCGAGAACATACTCCAAGGGTTCTTTGGAACTAACGGGCTACGAGATTATACCCACGCTTCTAAAACATTCAGAAGCAACAACTATCAGCTCACACCCAGAAGCAAATATCTATTCCATTGTTTTTTCAATGTCAATATTGGTGACATACCGGCTTTAAGAGCTTCATTTCAAAATGGTGATATCAGCAGTGTAGGACTCATGGTCAAAACTGTGGATCTGCCCAGTTATCAGATCAGCAATGAAACACTGAACCAATACAATCGTAAAAGAATCATACAGACCAAGATCAACTATGAACCAGTTACAATAACCTTACACGATGATCAGAGCGATTTGATCAGGAACTTGTGGTATACCTATTACAATTACTATTACAAAGATAGCCAATACGGGTATGCTAATACACCCGCCCAGAACGGTAGCATGGGCCGATCACAGACTCTACAAAATGGGTTCGGTTATAACACTAGCGATACCTATCAGGCAAGACAGACCACTGACTTTGGATACATAGGCGAAGGCTACGTGGATAGTAGTCCGGGAACTGCCACTGGAGATGTCAACGGCAAACCCAGATTCTTCAACGACATAACCATATACGGGCTGGCACAAAAACGATTCGCATCATATATCTTGATCAATCCTATCATCACTAACTGGAAAAGCGACCAATACGACTACAGCCAAGGTTCTGGCACTATGAGCCATACCTTGACGATCGCTTACGAAACAGTCAAGTACAACAGCGGATCTATTGGCGCTACCACACCCAGTACTAGCGTGGCAGGATTCGCTGATCCAGCACATTACGACACAACCAAAAGTGGGTTATCAAGGCCGGGTGGTACTGCATCTGTGTTTGGACAAGGTGGACTTATTGATGCTGTGTCTGGATTCACTCAGGACTTACAAGCCCTGGCAAGTGGACAGGGCAGTTTAACAAATGTCTTGGGCGCCGTACAAACTGCTGGAACTGCTTACAACACATTCAAAGGCAAGGATCTGCGCAGTATCGCCAGTACAGAAGCACAGGCAGCTGCCAAAAATGTCCTGCGGCAAGGTCTTGCTGGCAGCATGAGACAGGCTATTACAGCTGGTAACGGACAATTATTTCCAAAACCACCACCCGAGATCAATCAGAATACTCAAAACTTCCAGTTCCAGACCGGACAAACACAAACAACCTTAAGAACACAGTTGGGATTATAATCCATGGGCACAGTCAACTACACTAACCCCAACACTGACTCATCAGTAAAGATTTTTGATAGATTCTACGGCTACGAAGTTAGTGTGCCAGTTGATGCCTATGATGCAGTAAACAGCTATTTTAAAAGTGTGTTTGGCACCGGTGAAGCAGCGTCAAATTTCACAGTGACCTTGTTCCGGGTGGCAGAGACCAGCAACACTCCAGTCATGACACTGCTACAACAGATACAAGGACAGACTGGACCAGAGTTGACTCTGACCTTGGCCTACTACATAAACGGCACCAGGAGCAACAGCACCTTGCTGGGACTGAACGTGGCCACACAGCCCAACTACTACGTGGCACACAACATCCGTAACTGAGACCCGCCATGGCCAACTTTAGACAAGGCATATACACTCCACAAAATCCACAAAAGTATGTGGGTCGCGGCAATATAAAATATAGATCTGGATGGGAAATGACTTTCATGATGTTCCTGGACAGCAACGTCAATGTGCTACAGTGGGCCAGCGAAAGCATCCGTA